ATCCTCAATTTTGCGCTTTGTCAGCATAATATCAATGAATTGGATTGCTGCCGTAAGCGATACGGTATCACCTGCAAATGTGGAGGAGACAAAGTATTGATCCTCACACTCCATGATAGCTTTTGATCCACCCACTACCGCTAGTGGCATCCCACCGCCGATAGCTTTGCCGAGACATATTAGGTCAGGGATTACACCACACCACCGAGACACCGTGAGTCGAGGTACTCTAAAACCTGTTATCACCTCGTCGAATATGAGCAGCGTCTTAGTCTCGTCGCACTTTTCCCTGAGTTTCTGCAGATACTTGAATCGAGCCGGACTAGCATCTAGGTTAACTGGCTCTAAAATCACCGCCGCCGTTTTCTTGGTTATTTGGTCGAGGTCTACAAACTTGTTTATCTTAGTACCAAGCACAACCGGCACGCCGTTATGTGGTGGAGTCAGTGAGGTAAACTCGTTTATCCAACCGTGATAGCCCTCGCTTAATATCTCTTGCCTGTTCGTGTAGGCCCTAGCAATTGTTATAGCTGCAATACATGCCTCGCTCCCTGTCTTGAGAAATCTAAGGCTTTGAATCATCGGCACGGCTGCCTTAACTTTCTCCGCCGCCTCAACCTCGATAGTGGAGCCCAAGCTAAATAGAGGCCCTTTTAGGAATGCTTGGTTTAGATGCCTCGCTAGAATTTGATTGCCATAGCCGAGCAAGTTGGTGCCATTGGCCCCGATAAAATCGAGGTATTTTTTGCCCAAATGGTCACGGACGTAACAGCCTTGGCCCTCTTTAATGTGGGTAGGATAAACACCCTCCACAAATGACTCGATACGTTTTGAGTTAGTTAGAGCCCCGTGAGCAATGGCCCGCTCCGCCCTGTGCTTGTACTCGAATCGGTCGCGTCTGATAACTGGCCTTGATGTGTCATAGTTTAGTGTCATCTTATAGCCTATGGATGCAATGTTTCGGGTAAACAATACAGGCTTTCTCGGTCTTTTTTGCTATATCGCTATAAACTCGCCTGACTCTTTCCAAATCCTCCTCGGTATCGACTGAGATTTTCTCGCCGTTCGAGTAGTCGAAATGGTCGATAATAAACCCACGCTTTGCCCACCTTGGCGGATTCTCCCTAGCGTATGTGGTAACGTGTTCTCGGTGGTATGCAGTCGAGGCAGTTTGGTTAAGCTCGTTAAGTAGCCTAGCTGTCATAAATTCCACATCCTGCCCATCGGGAGCCGTTCGGCACCTCTCGTCCACATTAGACAGATAATCGTAGCCAGCTCGAAGCCCCAAGTTGATTGCCTTGCTAATGACAAATGGCCTAATAAGTGGGCAATCGCCTGTAATCCTCACCACATGGGAGGCTTTGTAGTGGTCGCAGGCTTTAGTATACCGAGACAATACGTCTTGTTCGGAGCCCTCGAATATCGGCACTCGAGAGAAATCATCTTTAATCGCATCGCCCGTCGGTACTAACAAAACCACACGGGCAACCTCCTCTCGCTTTTGTCTGTTCACATAGTCACGAGCTGAAAGACAGGCATCAATCACATGGTCGAGGAGCCTTTTGTTTTCGATAATCTCATGGTGTTTGCGAGGTAGTCTCGTGCTGGTCGATCTGGCCTGAATTGCAATTAGTACCGTAGCGTTTAAGTGAGTCATCTAAAAATTCTCTTACAAATACGCGGTTAGTGCCCGCTTTAAATAAATGGTCCGGTATCTGTGGGATAGCCAGCTCCCTAGCCTCCTCCGCGCTTCTCGCCATAATGAAAAATGGCCCCTTAACAATCTTGGGCTTTTCATATGGCCTATTGGGTACGAAGTCTCGAAACTCAGCGATGATACACTCAAAGGGTGCATACACTCCCCCGGATGATTTCCTTGATTCCATCTTTTGAGACAAGTCTCTCGATGTCTCCGCTGCTAATGTCTCGATGTCCATTTTCGTACCTTGTTTCTAGGTGTTCGTGCATTTTCTCGCCCGGCCTGACACCGATATTTTCTAGCTCAAATGCCGGAATGTTGAGTAGCTCGGCAGTAGCATGGATGAGATCTTTTACTGCGGAGCTTTGCATATGTGGAGGTATGTGGAGCCCACCCTCGCCGTCCATCCCTTGAGTAGCCACAAACGCCGCCACATCCTCGATAGGTAGCCAAAACCTAGTCATTTCCGGGTCTGTTATGTGAGCTTTTTTGTGGAGCCTCAAACTTTTGACAAGTGAGGGAAGTATGGAGCCCCTTGAGCCTAGGACGTTGCCATATCTGCACACCACATTTATCGGGTCGGCTAATACAAGCTTTTCCCCAACCGCCTTGGTCATCCCATAAATATTGACCGGATATACTGCCTTGTCGCTAGAAGTAAAGCACACGCGGCTTTGTAATTCCCTAGCCATGTCGAGAATATTCTCTGTACCCGTGATATTGGTGGCGATTGCCTCATGAGGATTATCCTCTAACTGTGGAGCGCATTTGAGAGCTGCCAAGTGGAAAATGCAGTCGTAGCCCTCCCACACTTGGCCCATAGCTGCCCTGTAAAGGCTATCTTTGTTGCGGATATCGGCGAGCTTTAGTTTTACCCTGTGATCTTGAACCATAAAGCTATTTTGCTTTTGTTCGTCCCGACTGATACCCACTATCTCAATATCGTCCTCATATGTTTCGAGGAGGTATTTTGTTAGTTGAGTCCCGAGGGTTCCCGTTATGCCAGTGATTAATACTCGGTTACTTGGCTGCATTAAAGCTCCTAATTAGCGTACCCTCAACCGGAGCCCTCGTCACTATCACCATGCCTTTGCCAAACGCCGTCACATCATGCAAAAACTCTTCAAGCTCAATGCTAGGTGATCTTTCCGCAACCTCAGCATTAGCTTTTTTTTGGTCCTCAAGTTGTTTGCTTAATTCTTTGACAGTGAGGTATAGGCGAATAGATACGGTGGCAAGTACAACACACCCGATTGCTAGTAGCTCTAATAACATCATAATAATAAATCTCTATAACATTTGTGAGAATATCCTAGCGCAAACTCTTACACTCCTCAACCAAGTCTTTTAAATCCCCAACATAGTTTCTAATCTTGCCCCAATCCTCCGGGCTTACCATTAGATAATTGTTGGCCTGTTCTACTGTCATGTCGTATTTCCGCTCATTGTCGACAAATCCCTGACAGATAACTTGGAATCTCGTGTAGTCGAGTAGGCACAAATCAAAGTCCGGTACGGGAGGGACGAGAGAACACGCGGTCAGTAGTGGAATTGCTAAAAATCTCATTTTAGAAACCTCCTCTCACTATCTTGTCGAGAGCCTCTCGTTTTTCCTCTTCCGTCTCGGCTTTAGTCAGCTCGGCTATTAGCCCGTCAGTAATGGCCCGCCTCTCTTTCTTGTTATCCTCTAACCGCTTATACATTTTCATTTTGTCGTAGGCCCAATCTAAAAAGTAGCTCACGACTAGCTTAAGAGCCCAAGCGAGAGGGGCAGGAATATTCATTACTCGGCAACCTCCGCCGGGGCTTCCACTTCGTCGACCGTTTCCTCGGCTGCCAGAAGCATTCCGATGATAGGAGCTGCAATGGCATCATCAACCGCGTTCTCTGTGGAGGCTACAATTGCCTTGATAACTTCCACCGCTTTTACCACTAGCTTTACCTCGGCACTTCCAAGGTCATGCTTGTATCCTGCGCCGATAACTACGTCACCTTTAGCAACCTCGATTGCAACTGGCCCTAGATCAAAATCTGCCATTACTTTTTCTCCTTCAAAAATTGTTTGATGATGATATCGAGCTGGCCCTCTATTTTAGAAAGCCTCTCATCAATTTTGATAAAATCTCGCCTAATTTCTTTTATCTCCACAACCTCACGTTGTACGGCTTTAACGTCGCTGTGGGTTTCACTGAGCCAAATAATTCCACCCGCCAGCAAAGAAGCCACGCCGAAAGAAAGGGAGCTTTTTGTGGTTAATGTGGTCATTTATTTTCCTATAAACATTTATTAAACCACTGCGCCTACTGCGGTAATTGATCCACCTAAGCAAGTGATCCTTACCGATTGAGTTCCCGCACTGACGTTACTAACAGTAATAACGTGATTGTTGGCACTCTTCGTTATTGTAAAACCGGAGGGTACCGCTCCATTTAATGCTGAAATGGTAGCCGTATCGTAACCTGTAGCGAATATTCCATGCTTACCAGCCCCCGTATCAAGTAAAAATAATTTTGCACTATTAACCGTTGTAAATGTAAAGGATTCCCCGTTATTCATGGTTGTAGTTGAACCAGGTTCAACCGACGTCACATATTGCCGGGTAGTATCAGGAACACCCTTGAAGCTAGACGCTTGGAGGCTACCGGAACAAGTTATGGCCTGACTGCTATCTATAGAAACAGCTACCGTACCACCTGTTGAAAAATTAAGTTGGTCGGCTCCTTCACTGTACATACCAGTGTCGGTATCGCCTGAGAAACTATATGGTGGGTCGCCCTCGTCATAATTCGTTGCGTCATTTACAGGAGCCAAAACGTGTTTTTGTGGTTCTACATCTTGGCCACTGGTTAAGCCTAAAGCTTTAACGCCTCCGGTAGCAAAATCGAGCGCATTTGCGCCACTAGAATAAATTCCGGTATCGGTATCTGCATGGAAGGAAAAGGATGGATCTCCCACCGCGTTAATAGATGCTAAAAAGTTATCCACATAGGCGGCTTGCCATATTTGAGTAGCGTCTCCTAAATCGTATGTGCTAGCTGTTTTAGGATCGAAATCACTAGCAACTCTGCCCGTAAAAGTGAGGTCGTCACCCGTCGCATTGCCGAGAGTCACCGCGCCGTTAAACGAGGCCGCCCCTGCCACTGTGAGCGCGCTAATGCTCAAATCCTTCGAGCCGTCTGAGACGCCGTTAAGGATATCGTTAAAATTCTGCATCACCTCATCGGCATCAGCCGTAGTGGAGTTCGCTAGTGTGTAAGTATAACTTGGTGCTGCCATAATTTATCTTCCTTCCCTAATACGTCTTTGAATAGCCGTTTATCTTTGTTCTCTTTCTTGAACACTCCAAACTTGAGCCGCCTTTGCTGCCGCGTCAATAAGACTACGCTTTGTTATCTCGTCTAGCATCGGAGGAGGAGGTGGAGCCACTGGTGGCCTAATACCTCTCGCCCTACGCTTTAGAGCTTCCGTTACGATGTCAGCCTTAACCGCCCTACCTGCCGCTTCTGGTATTCCAAGAAACGCCCCGGACATACCCGCTGCCGGTGGAGGTACAACCACAGGCCCCATGCGCTCGCCCAATCTTACAAGGTCGCCGAAGTCTGCTAGTTCCTCTTTAGTGAGGAGCTTTTCAACTACAGGCTGTTTTCGTCGCAAGATATTAGCGAGGTTCGCATAGCTATTGTTGGATTGATCTTTGAAAGCTTTTAATGCTGAAGCCTTTACAACCTGCATATCCTGTGGAGATAGGATATTTTGCAAAGCCTCTATTTTTCTAGTGTCATTTAGCACTAGTGCATCAAACACCTTTTCGGGTCCGATGTCTTTTTTACCTAGCTTGCCAGCGATGACCGACTTCTCACCAAAGAAATCTGTCATCCTTTTATTGTTGATCTGTACAGCTCCGGCTATAGCTTGCCCGTCGGCAACATCTCGTCTTACCGTTTCAATAAGAGCCTCTGACAAATCACCGTATAGCTTTCTCATCCTCCTAACATCGGGAGGGTTTACAATGAGAGGATTGTCTGACTTGAAAGCTGCCTCACCCACATCGCGTAGCACTTCCACCGTCTGAGCAAATGAGCCATCGGTTCTACGGATAGCCTCGACTGAGTTTAGTAGGCCCCGGCCTTGTGACCTGTTTAGCTCAGTGACTCCTCTTTCAATCCGGCCCTTTGCAAAGTCTTCTAGCTCTTTTAGAGCCGAATCAAGTTTAGCGCGAGGTGTTGGCCCCGGAATATCAGCCCGTCTGAAATCAGATATTTTCAAATCGGGAAAGTCTCTAACAACCGTATCGTAGGACTCATCAATACTATTAAATAGCTTTTCCGCTGCCCGGTCGTAGGCTTCTTTTAGATGATTGCCAGCCTCGACTTTTGTGAGGTTAGTTCCTCCGCCGATCTCTGTAATCTTTCTTTCTGCCGCGTCGTCGATCTGCCGTAAGGTGTCCTCGAATCTTTGAACGGCTACCTCGCCCGCTGGCCCAGCTCGTTTAGCCTCTGCAGCTCGGCCTAGAAATGATCTGCGCCCAAATTCCACCGACTCAGGAAGCTCGCCAGTGACTCCGGCCCTATCTGCTATTTGTTTCAGCTCGTCAAAATCAGGAGCTATCTTTGGATTCCATAACTTACCAATCGACTGGGTAACTTCCGCAATGGATCTTTGAGCCGCCCTAGGTACAGCAATTCTTGCTAACTTAGCCCCACCTTTAGCCCCTGCTTTAGCGGCTTTTCCCGCAAACTTGGCCATGGCTGTGCCGGGAATCACGTTAGTGGGATCTGCAGCCACATCAATAGCAAAGCCAACTATTTGATCGAGTGATAGCTCAATAGGCTCTTCATCTTTTTCGCGAGGTATGCCAAAACTACCAACCCAATCGGTTACATCAAACTTCGTCTTGGGGTCGACACCTGCCCGCCTAGCAATCTCGGCACCGCTTGGGGCTTTTGAGGGATCTTCGGCAAATTGTTTGAAAGCCTCCTGAAAAGACTCGCCTATAGTTGCGCCTTTTTGAAATGCGCCAATGCCAGCCCGTACCGGAGCCCCTGTAACAGAATCAATTGCGCCACCAATCTCGGCTACTGTCCTAAGAGCCCTATCGCCCATAGATTCTTGCGCCCGAGGTTGAGTACCTCTATTGGCTATACTCAGAAGCTCCTCGTCGCTCATACCTTCGAGACGTTTTTGGCGCGGCTGCCTAATAACTTGAGGTTTCGTCGCTGGCTGCCCGCCCGCAATCCTCTCTAGTTCCTCGTCGCTATATCGTGATAAATCAGCCATGTTATCTCCTAGGTATCATGAGGCCCGGGGCTTGTGTTCCTGGGGCTCGCAATCCTGCCGGTGGCATACCTGCCGACTGTTCTTGCATACGCCGCCTCTGCAATTCCGCTTGTGCCTCTTGCGCCGTTGGGCCAAAACCAATAGAAGTAAATCCGCCATTGTCATGTAGTAATTGTACTATTTCAGGGTCAAACCGGCCCTCTATAGTTTTTAATTCTTTCAATGACGCGGCCTTGTATTCTTTTAGAGCCGTAATCAATTGCTCCTCTGTATTGAGAAGCCCTTGACCAAATTCTGTTTGTAGCCTCAATAATTCCGGTTCGGTCACTGCCGCACCTGAACGGTCTTTTAAGGTACGGTTAAATATTGCAGCTATTCTAGATTGCGCGTCGGAGCCGAGGCCAAATCGACCAAGCCCGGGTATAGAAACCCCACCGATATCAACTCGCGCCGTCTCGCCGGTGTCTGACATAACGGCTTGATTAGTTCGAGGGTCATAGGTTTCAAGCTCAAAACCGATAGTTCTTTCTAGGGCATCAATCTGACCTAGCAAATCTTGTGGCACTTCCACCCTATCGCCTAGGGCTAATGCTTGCTTTCTCGACTCTTTCTCGACTTTTTCTTTCTGCAGGTTCTCTTTAACCTCTTTGTTAAATTGAGCCTGTTCTCGTCTAAAAGCCATAGTTTGCTCGGCCTGAGCCTTTTGTTGAGCCTGAGTTTTCTCAAACCTCTCCTGTTGAGCCGCTTGTGTGGCCTCAAACCTTTGTTGTACCCCGGCCTCTCTTTGCTCTTGTAAGGCTAAACGCCTATCCTCACGAGCGTCCTTTTGTCTTTGCAGCTCGGCCATTTTTTCTTTTTCGTCGTCAACAAATAAGCCGTGAGCTGACTCCGCAATTTGGAGCCCTTTTAGAATTAGATCCATGCGAGCCCCGAGCTTTTCCTCGAAAGTCTTCTCGACTTGTCGTCTCGGGTCATCTCCTCTTGATCGGAGTACCTGCGTGATTGCCATTATGCCATCCCTCGCTTTTGCCTCTCAAGCAATCGGGCCTGAGTTAGTTTAGGTAACACGAGCTGCCTTTCCTTTTCCGGTAGCCGTTCGGCTTCTTTTTCCGCAAGGCTAAGAGCTTCTAGTGGGTCGGTCTGCAATGCCTCAGCTCGCCTTTGCATAGCTCCACTCATCGGGACACGTTGCCGCTGTGAGTCATCCTCGCCCACTTTAACTTGCTTTTGTCTAACAGGGTCAACTAGCCCACCGGCTGCGCCACCCAATGCTCCACCGGCTGCAGCGCCTTTTATCGCGCCCAAAGGTCCACCGGCCATGCCGCCAGCAACTCCACCCGCAATCATGCCTGCGGCTTGTAAAAAGTTACCAAACCGCCCGCCCTTTTTTACTGTCTTATATTCTTGCTGCTGTTTTGGTCTTAATACGCCTTCAATCGCCATTTCTCACCTCATGTAAAGCGAATAGCTTGTTCTATAGTCAATTGCCCCCGATCAACCTGAGCCTTTAAGACTGGCGATAGCTCTTGATACCGAGGATCTCTTTGAGCTTGCTGCCTCACTAATGCAGCCCCACCGGGAGCCGTTTGTTGTGGAATTGTAAAGCCCTCACCAAACATCGCCGACGTATCCACGCCGCTATCTTGTAGCCACTTAACAAACCCACCCTTTGCTTCAAATGCCGAGAGGAGGCGGTTAAACATTACAGTTTCTTGGTTTAGCTCAAACTCTCGCGTATCAAGCCCAAACTGTTGCGAAAACTGATCTTTCTGTGCATCTAGTTTGGCTTGCTCAAAACTCATTTGCTCACCAAATTGAGACCTTTTCATTTCCCTGTCTTTTTCGGCTTGGTCGATTCTACCCGCCTCAACCTCACGCTGCAGCTCCCTATCGAGTTCAGCTAATTTCTCACGAGAGCCAATCTCCATGCCCGCGAGCCGCTCTTGTGTCTCCCGACCAAATACCGCCAAGTCTTTATTCGCTGCAATCTGAGTATCCAACTGTTGCTGGCTAAATTCTTGAGTACCTAGCCTCTCGCCCCTAGCAAACTCTTGAGCCCCGACTCTTTCGGAGGTTATAAACTCGCGTTGTTCTTGAATCTCGCGCCGCCTTCTAGCCTCAGCCCTTTCTGCAGCTCCGATAGCTTCCTCGCCGGCTGCGACTTGTTCACCTCTTTCTCGCTCTACAGTTTGCTCGGCTTTTAATAAAGTACCTCGGCCCGTACCTCCACCAAGTTGCGCCGCTCGCCGCTGCAAACTTTGCTTACGTTGTTCAGCCTCTCGGCCTGCAGATTTTCTTAATCGCTTTCGGGCTATATCAAATTCTGTCACGCCCTCTTCGTGTATAGCCATTAGGTAGTCCCTCGAATGTTGTAAATGAAGTTTAGCCCATGCACTTTAAACCGCTGGTTGTTCGTGTCTTTGTTCGTAAATTTAAATTGAATCCGACGCCCAGAAATCCCTCCTAGTGGAATCTCAAATTCGTCCTGTTCTCGGCCTCCACCCCAATTGCCCTGCCCCCAAATGAGAGTATTCCAAATGGAGCCGCCGGGGTTTAAGTCCACATCGTAGGCTAGGCCAGCACTTCCAGCCTCCGAGTCCACCCTCACCGCTACACTCATTTTGTAATCGGCTGGCTTGTCGACAAGTACACGCACTTTTCTAAAATCTTTTACTAGGTTCTCATGTCCCGGCAATCCTGCAAATTCTTTTGTCCAAAAGTAGGAATCAATCGCAGTAGAGCCCGCGCCGTCTGAGTATGAGCTAGTTTCAAGCTCGTATACAAACCCATCGGCTAGGGAGGAGCCACCATAGAGCTTGCCGTTGTACTCGGTCATCTGTGAAATGTTCAAACCGTCATAAAGTGACCAAGATTCTCTTTGATTCTTTGATAGTCGGCCCAAGCTAAAATCAAACACCAATATCCTGTTGTTTGTCGAATTGCCTGAGCCAGAAGTGTAGGCAATATAGCCCTTATTCTTGTGGACTATGGAGGAAATGTTACCAAGATAAGCCCGCTGCGCTAGTAATGCCGTTGGCTCTACTGGCTCACTCCTCAACTCGCTACCGATTGCCATGGTGTCCATAACAGTAGCGGCAGGGTCAATGCTCGAGCCCATGATAGCTGCATAACCTGCAAATTGAGTGTTCTGCATCGCGGCAAACATGAGCTTGTCGTTGAAAAGAAATGATCCATACGGGCTTTTGCTACCAAACCCCGAAGTGACTCGAATAAGCCTCCAATCACTTGCCGTAGTGGTAGGCATATAGATAACCCACACCGAGTTCTCGCAGAATACATAGACGTTATTTTGGTGGACATAGAGCCCCGTTACCAAATCCGCGCTTGCATCACCTACCCTAAAAAATGAGGTCGATTGAAACGTGTAAGGCTCGTTTAAGTCCGAATACCAAACGTAGTTCGGATTGCTCGCGTCATTGCACCAAATCCTGTTTTGATGATAGGCAATCACATCATAATTAGGAGGCTCGCCGTTATCTGTGGGAGCTGCCGTCGTAGCATCACTCTGATTCTTGCCGTCCTCATATGTGGTAGTTGTATTATCTGCAATCGTAGCGACTAGCTCGAAACTTCCACCGTCCTTTGACCTGTAGAGCTTTCTTTGGTTTACCCCGTGAGACTGTGGAGCCGTTGGGATAGCAGATAAATCCGCTGCAGTGTTAGCCCCTAGTGTGAGGGTAGCCGTAGCCGAGCCCACATCGCCCTCAACTGCCTGAGAGTTAACATAGGTTACTTTCCACTGATAATCACCCGCGTCTATACTGCCAGCACTTGCATCGGTCGCCACACTAACCGCGCCTGTTGCTGCAGGTACGCCATGCCGGGTAAAATCCGTTCCGTTATATTTGTACGGAGTAGCGTCCCCATTTCCGAAAAAGATATGATCTTCATACTGAGCCGCCGCAACACGAACACCCACCGTAAATACCGATTGCGCACTAGGTATGGTTACAAATGTGGAGGCTCCGTCGAGGGTATAAAACAAAGCTCCCGCCGCCACTATCATTGTCTCGGCATTGGTGCTAGTCCGTCTCGTGTAAATCCCATCGACCGCAAAGGAACCAACCGCAGTCGTGTTGAGCTGGCTAGAGCCGCCGCGAGTACCAACCGCGCCGTCCTCAAATACTACGTTTAGACAGTCGGGGCTTTCGTTGTCGTCGATGATGGATCTCTCAAACTTTGAGTTCAACCCACCGTCAAATAACTGCCGCCCTCGGTTCGGATAAATTACATCCCATACGCCCATTAAATCCCCCTCAATACTGCCGAGGGTAAAATGTCGCTGTTCTGTACAACTCTAAATTCCATGCCGCGCTGTTTACGTTTCTGGAATCTCCTCGCTTGCTCCACTGTCTTTTCCCACTGCGCCCCGTAGTATCTCGCACCTTCATAGTTTTTATTTTTGGCTGACATCTCCCGCCAAATGTAATTACAAAGATGGATATGCCACTCATCAGGTACATCTAAGACGCTAGTATTAGTCGGCACTCCCGATGGATGCACGTAGCCCCAAACTTTCAAAGTCTTTGCCGCGTCCGGGTAAGGTCGGAGGTCAATTGTTTGGTTGAAATCAACAAATCCCTCCGGCGTCCCTTGTGTTGTAATATCTTGATCGCCGCCAGTGAGTAGGTCATCTTCTCTTTGCGATAAATGCTTTAGGGGCTCGCCGTCGTAAGTAATCCGCTTGATAGCAAACATATTTGTAGGGTAGGCATAGCCTTGTGTACCTGCCACGGTCGTAGTGGTAAACACTTTCTCGATAATAAAGCCCTCTTTAGCAAGCTCCATTGTCGCCTGATAAATCCATTCTAACATTTGTTGATCGGAGAAAAATGGGTCGCTACTACTAGCGTTATAGCCTCGCCTTGCGGCGTCGATTATCTCTTGTGGGGTCATAACTTAGCTCCAAGTTGTGCTGACGGTAACCTCCACCCAAGTCTCCCCGTCATCAGTTATGTTAGTCCACTCGGCAAAGTCTCTATCTTCACCTTCGTCGGTATTGGATATAAACGTGTGATACCACCCGTTAGAATCCATTAGCCTCTCACTCGATGGGCCTGACAGGGTAGTCACCGAGGAGTCACTTATAAACTTAGAAACTTGCTTGTTTATTGCTGAATCCGACGCTTGGGAGTTTGTGATTAACTTCCGCACGTTGGTTATCATGTCAACCGTACCCTCGCCCCAAAGAAACTCGCCCCAATTATGGGCGTTCCAAAGAGACGAGCCACCACCGCCAAATAGCGTTGTGTCGGCACTTATTAACTTTTTAACATTCGTTATAATGTCGACGGTTCCCTCGCCCCAATTGAATGCGCCCCAATTCTCTGCGCCCCACTGAGACGAGCCACCTCCGCCGAATAGTGTGGTATCGTTGCTAATTGTGATCTGAAATGCAGTCACTAGCTCACCGTTAGCTGATAAACAACCTCTAACGTATCAGAGGCCCCCACATTAATTACGCTTTCCACATCCCTACTAATCAAAGTACCTGCAGTGTTCGAGCTGAGTAGCCCGTATTCCACTATTGCGCCTGCAGCCACCCCGGTGGAAAATGTAGCCGTTACTTGATAAATCTGGTTCGAAACATAACTGACCGTGCCAGTATGCCGAGCCACCTCCGTTCCTAGTGCCGTATCGCTTGCCGACTCCGCGCCCGTTCCCGTACCAACTGCGAGGTATTTCGCCGTATTGGTGGCACTTGTCGCTGCACTAGCAAGCAAACTAGCTAGAAACTCTTTTCCGTTGGTACAAACCACATTATCGGACCATGGGCGAGCTTCTTTCGTCCCACCGTCCGGCCCGTAGACTGTAATCTTATACCTACCTTTTAGCGCCGCTTGTCCCGTTGGCATCTTTGCCCCCGCCTTTTTTGTTAGCTATAAGTGTCCGCACTTCTTTGTCAGACAAGTTAAACGGAGCCGAGCCCATCGCACCACGAAGCTCCTCGTTTTCTTTCCTTACCGCGCCAATCTCGGCCCGCATCTCATCCATGAGGATCTTAACCTCACCCATCATTGCGCTATGCTCCTCGTTGGCTTTTCTTAGTGCGTTCTCGGCTTCTTTTTCCTCTCTCACTGCCATATGCGCGTATTCTTTGAGGGAGGCTTTTAGCTCCTCCTCGCTTGAGAATGTCGCGCCGTTGGCATGGTTAACGAGAGGGTTCGCTTTAGACGTTGGAGGATTTTCCACACGAATCATTTTAAACCCGCGCGGGTCATGGCCCTGACCATTAATCAGAGGAGGCTTAAATTGCCCCTGAAATTGCTTGGCGTCGTCGTAATCCATCTCAATAAACTCTTTGGAAGGAATATGGATTTCCTTACCTTTGAATTTTTCAACATGGGGATAAATGTTGTCATTCCAAACTTTAACCAGTGCCATAAATTCTCCTAATCTGAGCAAATAACTTCAAAAATAGCCGACGTTGCCGTCATAGCTGTTGATAATTCTATTTTAATATAACGTGTTGGTGGCTTAGCAAAGGGTACGATAGCCTGACAAGTCGCGCTATCAACAAACCAAGCCTCCGGTGTCGAATCTCCCACACTGTCACCCGCTGCAGTATAAATGCGGTCGAAATTTCCACCGCTAGTACCTGCGCCCTGAATATAAATATCCGTTCCCGATGTCATTGTAGGGATTCTAAGAGATAACAAGGCCCACGGCTTACCTAGATCAATCTCGCTAGATAATGTGGCTCCGCTATCTATTGCCATTGTTGCTATAGTGCCAGCATATCCATACTGAGTCATAATAGCCCCCTATCGTGTACCGTACACCGTTACGTAGAAATGGTCGCCCGATGCAAACCCTGAGAAACCAAGCGATCCTGCAGTAGCCGTACCGCCCGCACCTGAGTTAACGGCGATAGTATGACCATTGCTAGCCATTGAATCCTTACCAACTGAAATATGGTCAATTTGCTTTAATCCAGTATCAACCGTCTGCGTAGCTGCGTCGGCTGTAATCTCAAGTAAAGCAACCGCTTTGTTGCCAAACACTGTAGGCGTCTTCGTTACTGTCCAAGCCATGATAGCCTCCTAAAATAGTATTTTCAGCTCGGAGGTTTTCGGGTCCTCCGCCTGCTTTCT